CTTTGAGTTTGTCAATACTGGTTTCAAGTTAAGGCAAAGGGCATTGGTGCGATCCATATCTCCCAACTATCCAAAAGAGAAAACCATTCAGAAAATGGGGAATGGAAATGCAAGGGTTGTATATTCTGAAGTTGAAAAGTATTGGGAATTGCATACCGACTTTGCATCAGAAACCTTCCATGATTGCATGGCAATTCAAATTGATTGCGACCACTTTGGCATAGGAGACACACAAGGAGATGTGAAGGAATACATTGCAGAGACTGAAGGCTATCAACCAAATTGGAATGGGGATGGTGCTTATAGCTTGGCAACTGCAATTATTAATTTAAGGATAAAAGATAAAGGACAAATATTCAATAGGCATTTATAATACTTATATTTGCATTAAGGTGACAAGCAAGGGTGAGTCATTAAGTAATCCCGAAACTTAATTCAAAAACACCAAATCCAAAATTTAAAATGGCAACTTGCTTAAATTACAATTGCGACACCTTGACTGACCATGAGGTTGCAACATTATCTTGCAAAGGGCCGCGACCAGCCGGTATCTCTGAAGCCGTGTTTGTGTTGTGTGCCGCTAACTTAACTGACCCATCTGATGGAACTGAAGTGAATGCTTTGATTACATCGGGTGAAGCCAAACTTGTGCAGAACATTCGCATGGGTCTTGGTGCTGGTGAAGTAACCCAATCACCAAAGGTGACTGCGTGTGGACTTCCCCAAACTCTTTATGTAACCTATAGTGGTGCAATTACTGATTACTCATTCAATCAGCAGAACATGGACTTTTGGACAACCTTGACAAGTGGTTACACCATTAGTGGCATCATTGCAAGGCTTTGCCCCAAGGCTGGTTTTGATGATGAGTCAGTATGGATGGATGGTGAAGTTGCCTTTAGTGGTTCACCAGTAATTGCTGATACGGATGAGGAAGCGGCTAACTTCTCTATCACATACCAATACAAAGGAACCGTTGCTTTGATACCAACTCCAACTGGTGTGTTTACTGCATAACACTTTTAATGGATAAAGGTGTTTTATTACTTGCATTTGGAAAGAGAGGTTATGGGTTTATGGCTCATAATCTCTCACTTTCCATTAAGCACTATTCACCAAACATCCCAATCCATTTAATTGCCACAAGGGAAGTATTAAAAGAAGTAACTGACAAATCAGTATTTGATTCAATAGAGTGGTTGGAGGAATCTCCTCAAGACCCCGGTCTCTTCAAAGCTGAAATTGGAAGAAGATTACCTTTTCAACACACATTGTTTTTGGATGTTGATGCCTTATGCATTCAACCTTTAGAGCCATTGTTTGAAAGGCTCATTGCAAGTGGTACACATTATGCCACTTATATCAATGCCACTTATGACATCAATTCTCCAAACATTCTGCCCGATATGTATTGGGCATACAAGGATGACATTTGGAAGCATTATGGCTTTGATGACAAGACCAAATTTCCAGCAACACAAAGTTCAATTCAATTCATAAGGCAATGCGATAAGACCGCTGAACTTTATGATTTATTTAATGAGGCTTTTGCTGACCCCATACCTTTGGAAAGGTTGAGGAACAAATGGGGAGGAGGTCAACCCGATGAGTTGTATTTGAATGTAGCACTTGCAAAGCAAGGTGAATTCAAACACATAGGAATTGACTCCATGTGGTTTGGCAATAATGGTAGCAAAAGACCCCATGAACTTTGCCAGTCTCATTATTTCATTAGTTACTTTGGATATAGGAATAACATCAGACCTTTCTTTTGGGAATACTATGACAAGTTGCTTACCAAGATTCATTCACAAAGAGGCACAAGGCATATTTTCAAAAGCCATTTGTTGAAGGGGGATAAGATTGCAAACATTGGAACAAATAGGGTTAATGCTCAAAAGACTTCCATTGGATCGCAATTGGTGAAGCCAAATACTATGAGAGTAAACAAGAAGGATGGCAATGTTGCTTTGTTTGTTTCTTATTATGAGCAAAGCCATCCACAAAGGCAAAGAGAATTAAGAAGGGTCATGGAGGCAAACATTGGATGTAGTTCCATTGATGTCATCTATAACCTTGGAACTCCTTGGGACAATCCAAAGGTTGTGAATTTGGAAGGTTATGATAGACCAACTTATGCTGATTTTATCAAGGAGATGCAAAGCAAGGAACATGACTTTTATATTCTTGCTAATTCTGATATCTACTTTACCAATGAAATTGAAAGCATCAAAGACATCCAGTTGAATGGAAAGGTCATGTGTTTAAGTAGATGGGATGTGATGACCAATGGCTATGCCAAGTTGTTCAATTATGAGTGGAGTCAAGACACATGGGTTTTCAAGGGCAAACCTCCCATGATGACAATCCTTGATTTCACTATGGGACTTCCAGCTTGTGACAATAGGTTTGCCTATGAGATTGCCCAAGTTGGTTTGTTGCCCATCAATCCTTCATTGAGTGTTAAGACCTACCATTTACACCAAACAAATAAAAGGTCATATAGTGAGAAGGATAGGTTGGCTGGTGCAGTCATGCCAGTCAAGGTTGAGAATGATGACAAGTATAGAAAGAAGAGATTGTTGCATTGATATCAGCTTTGGAATTGACCACACAACGGATATCCATAGGCTTTGGCTACGACAAACACCACGCATCAACTCTTTTGTTGAACTTAAGTATCAGACAAGTGAAGTCCCTTTGGTGGATTTGCGTTGCCTCAATTATGACCGGAAACATGAATTGGAAGAATCTTTGTTTGACCTTCTTGGATGTAGTGATGGCAATCCTTATATCCTTGTCCATAGGGGTAGCGATTATGGTACTCCCATTGATTTGGTTAGTGATAAGAGGGTTATATATTTTGAGCCGATTGCTAACAAGAACTATCAGATTTTTGATTGGAGGAAAGTAATTGAAAATGCCTCTGAAATCCATTGCATAGACTCAAGCTTGTGTAACTTTGTTGATGCCCTACCAAATGTAAATGGTCAGTTGCATTATTATGTGACTGACAAAGTACCAATGAAGGCTGATAGGACAATGCTCACAAAAAACTGGAAGGTCTATGATTTGGTATGAATTCAATGTAACGGTCTACGATAAAACACTTTCAGACATTGGTGTTGATAGTGGCAAAGAAGTCAAGGCAATGGTTGACTTGAATCAGATTTATCCAATGGAGAATCAATGGTTGTCAATCAGAGTTATGAAACGGTCAAAAAAATAATGCGATGCAAATAGCACAACACATCATGCCCAATGGGATGTCAGCAAAAGGAGAGTTTTGTTTTGCCATTACTGAACTGATAAAGGGTAGGAAACTCAAGAAAATCATTGAGACTGGTTGCTATTTGGGTGATGGAACTACCAAAGCAATTGCAGAATCATTAATTGGTGATGAGTTGGTCTATAGCATTGAAGTCAATCCAAAATATTATGAGGTTGCAAGGAAAAAACATAGGAACACCAACATCAATTTTGTGCTTGGCTTGTCCATTCCAAGACCCATGTTGCCTATTGACTTGACATTTGATGTCCCCGATTCCATAATCATTGACCACCTTGACCACAATAGGAATGAACTTTACAAGAAGGAGGTAAATTTCAAGGTAAGGGATATGATGTTACATTATGCATTGGAAAAAATGCAGTTTCAACCCGATCTTGTCATACTTGATAGTGCTGGTCACATTGGTTACATTGAATTCTTGGAACTAATGAAATATGCTGAAGCACCTTTTTACCTTGCATTGGATGACACCAAACACATCAAGCACTATCAATCAGTAGAATGGTTGGAGAAATACAATTTTGAAAGGATTTTTGTGACTGATGAGGGGTTTGGTTCAGCAATATACCATATCAAATGAGGTATGCATTGACCATATTGTTTGAAGGGTTGCATCATCTGAAGCATAATGATTATGCCAAGACCATTGCCAAGACATTTGACAAATGGATAATTGTGGAGGGGTTTAGTGGCAACAAAGGTTCTACTAATTGGTGTAATAATTTGAACATCCAAAAGAATTCAAGTGATGGTTCTTTGGAATATGTGGCACAACTGATGCAAGAATTTCCAAACATCCATTTGATATCAAGTAAAGGTGGATGGACTTCCAAAGATGAGCAAGTGAACAAGGGCATTGAGATGCTACAAGGGAATGAGGATGGATGGCTTTGGCAAATTGACATTGATGAGCAATGGACAAAGCATGAGATTGAAATTGCTGAAGGCATGATGTCAAAAGACATTGAGGTTGCTGGTGCTTTTCAATTCAATCATTTGCTTGGAAAGGATAATAAGGGACAACAATTGGTTGCCAAAGGTGAATGGGGTGATGGCTATTCAACACGACTTTGGTGGTGGGAAGGTCAAAGGTTTATCACACATGAGCCACCAGTTATGGAAGGGCAAAAGTCAACATTGCAATTGCCTACCAAGTATAACCATTACTCTTACTATTTTGAAAAGGATGTAATTTTCAAGTCTAAATATTACAAAGGTTATGCATCTTTGTATAGGAATTGGAAGAGGATGCAACAAAAATCATTTACATACCCCATATCAACAAGGCAATTGATTTCAAGCAATTGCATTAACCATTCAAAGTCTTACATAACAACTTACAATCATGGCTTGTAAACCTTGCTCCAGTCCAAGACCTAAACCATTACCAAGACCTAAACCAAGATGATATCACCGGAATATATCTACGACCTTATTGCCAACATTGTTGATAGAAAGAGGCAACAAAAAAAGGACAAGCCAAGAATTGGATCGCAGTTTATATCCAATAGTGGTGATGATGTCCATCATCTACCCGATTATTATGAAGGCTATACCCTATCAGTAAAATGGTTGGAGCAAATAAGAATTCATGCACAAAAAGGTGTTTATCCCTATGCATTGTTTTCCAAACAAGCACCCAACCAAACACCGGCTGAAGCTGAATATGTAAGGGCAAACTATAAACAAACAACCATTCAAGTGTTCAAAGACATGGTTGACACATATGGAAGGGCATACCATGAGAACAATTGGAGCATCCAATTCACTCCCGATGCTGACCAATATGTGAATGCCAACCAAACCTTCCAACAATATTTGGATTCAGATTTTCCCGAATATGGAAGCCTTGACAATTTTGTTTTCACCTTTTTGCCTCCTCTTAAAATGATGGATGCAATGGGTGTTGTTGCAATCATGCCCCATGAGATTCCAGTAATTGAAAAAGATGGGGAACAAATCATTGACCCCGATGAGTTAGTTGAGCCATTTACCAAGTTCTATCACACCACAAGGGTTGTTGCCTATGATGAGGAGTATGCAGTAATTGAAAGTGAAGAGAGAAGCATTGTGGATTACAATGGCAAAGAGATGCAAGATGGCTTGGTCTATCTCATCTTTGATGACCAATGGATATATAAGGCAATACAAGTTGGAAAGAAAGTAGACTATCAATTTGAAGTGATGGAGTGGTTCAACCATGCAACTGGCATTGTTCCAGTAAAAAGGGTTGAGGGCATTGCCATTCAGATTGATGAGACCATGATGCAACAAAGTCCTTTCCTTTATGCAACTGACATCTTGGATGAGGTGCTTTTAGATAGTGCTTTGTTGAGAGGCATCAAGCCAACTTGCACCTATCCTTTTAGGGTTATGGTTGGTGAGTATTGTGAATTCAGTATAAGGGACAATGGAGAGCAATTGGTTTGTGATAATGGCTATCACTATAGGGCAGATGGAAGCAAGTCCATATGTCCCGAATGTAACGGCACCGGGGCAAAGGATAGGATTTCACCTTATGGAACTTTGCTTATCAAACCCCAAAAAGGTGCTAACAATGGAGACACCATTTCACCCGATAGAGCCATCTATTATGCATCCCCATCAGTTGAGACACCAAACTTTTTAAGGCAAGAGATTGCAAGTGGCATGGCTACTGCATATGATATCTTACACCTAAAGAAGACTGACAACAAGGTTCAAGGGAGTTTGACTGCAACTGAAGTGGCATCAGACAAAAAGAGTTTGATTGCTGGAATCAAGCAGAATTGCATTCAGCTTTTTGATATGTATGAATGGTGCATTGATGTCATTGGCTTGATGAGATATGGTTCTAATTATAGAAGACCCATCATCAAGCGACCAGTCAACTATGACTTCTATCTTGAGGCTGATTATATGGCTCAAATCAATGAGGCTATCACATCCAAGCAACCTCCCTTTGTCATCCAGTCAATAATATATAAATATTTGCAGACTCTTTATTATCCCGATGTCCAAGGTCAAAAGGTGTTCAACCTAATCAGTCAAGCTGATAGGCTTTTAACCATGACAAGTGAGGAGATAAATTTGAAACAAGCCAAAGGATTGGTCAACAACTGGGAGGTTGTCTTGCATGATTCAGCCATTAACTTTGTTAACTCATTGATGATGGACAACCCCGATTTCTTTGAGCAAGACTTTGCCATTCAATTGGAGCAATTAATTAACAAAGCAAAAGAGGTTGCTGGTGGTATTGGTTCAATGGGTGTGGTTGCTCCATTCTCAAGTCAAGCCATTATTGATGACATTGTAAGCAACACAACAATTGATGCAGTTGAAAAGACACCGGAGTTGTTGAAGGATATGACTGCAAATGAAAGAAGGGAATTGTTGCTTGACCTACCAGCACAATTGGACAAGGCATCAGAAGAGAGGTTGCTTGTTGAAGTGTTGGGTGTTGGTGGAACACAAGCCTTGCAGAGCATTGTTACTGATGTCAACTTGAGTGATTCGCAGAAGATTAATTTGTTGGTTGAAGTCTTTGGCTTTACCAATGAGGTGGCAAATAGGATAATTAGGTAATGCCAACTGCAAACGATCTCATCAAGGAGAAGACTGCAAGGCTCACCAAAGTCCCCGATGAGTTTCTTGATGCAGTCTCAAAGGCACAAAAGGAATTATTCCCCGAAGTCATTGACCTTCTTTCTGAATTAAGTGTTGACTCCCAAGGCAACATCATTTTGGACAATGCCAACTTGGAGTTGAGTGCTGACCTTAAAGAGCAATTGAAACAAATCCTTTTGGATTCAGATTATATATCAGCGGTCAAAGGATTTGCAAAGCAATTTGATGCCCAAGCTACCATCACAAATCAGTTAATAAGGAAGTCATTTGATTTCTCTGATTTTGACAAGGCAAAGAAGTTAATCCAGTTAAGCAAAAGGAATGCAAGTGATATCCTCATTAACTCCATTGGAGATGATGCCTTTGCCAATGCCATAACTGAACAAGTCAATGTTGCACTTTCCAATAATGCATCATTCAAGGAAACGGTAAAATCCATTCAAGACATTGTCATTGGCAATGATAAGGTTGATGGGAAGTTGCAACAATATGCCAAGCAAGTAGCACACGACCAATTTGCAATTGCTGATAGGTCATATACTTCAGCGGTGGCTGATGAGATAGGTGCTGAATGGTTCAAGTATAGTGGTGACACCATTGAAACCACAAGGCAATTTTGTGAGGTAAGGCACAACAACTTTTATTACTACAAGGAAATTGAAGGTTGGGCAGATGGGAATTGGGATGGAAAGATTCCCGGTACTAATGACAAAACTATTTTCTCAACTGCTGGTGGTTACAATTGTAGGCATTCCATTATACC